GCGAGGCTCCGCGTGTAGCTTTGCCCCGCCGCTCTCATCCCTTCACGCGCCGCTCATCAGGAACCGGCAGTGAAGTTGGTGATGGTGGCCTCGTTGGTTTTCATATCGTACACGATCTTCTTCTTCGTGGCCGGGCCAACGGGCGTAATCGTAACGGGAATCGCATAGCCCGCCGTATCGCCGCCAGTAGACTGCGGTACGAACCATGCCTGACGGACGTAGCAGTAGCCAGTCATCTTCTGCGTCTTGCGGTTTGCGGTCTGGAAATACGCCTCAGCGAAGTAGCCCATCAGGTCGTTCTCACCGTAGAGCTCCTCCAGCGCCACTTCGCGCAGATGGTCGTACATCTTACGAGAGGGGTCGATGTAGTAGGGGTCGAGACCGATTTCAGGTTCATAGCCGGAGTGCTTGAAGCTGGTTTCGCCCAGTACGTTCTTGCTGGTTTCAGTATCGGGATTCAGCTCCTTAGAGAGGTCATCGTTATCCTTGCCCAGCGCCTCCCAGCCGCCCGTAGCTGCGGTGTAATCAACAACGAGAATGTCGCCGTCCGCGGGGTCGCCGGTGATGGACAGACCGTAGGCGGTGCTGATGTCGCTGACAACGTTGCCGTTCAGCGTCCAGTTCGAGCCATCGTAGAGGAAGGTGTACTCGCCGGATACGTCGCTGACCGACGTGCCGAAGGTAGCGGCAGTAACCGTGCAGGCGGTAACGCCCGAACTGTCGCCGATGGAGACGCTGGCCTTTTCTTCGATGTCTTGCCCCGTCCAAGAGCCAAAATACATACCGCGGTTGCGTTCAAGTTTTGCCATTTTCTTATCCCCTTTCATGGAAATAATTGTCAGGTCGGACGCGCTGAAAAACGCGCCGTCATTGAGATACAAAGTCCCTTTTCTGATTCGTCCGGCATCGGAGGAGAAGAAAAGGGAACTGCTTATTAGTCGCGCATACACTTAATCAGCTCCCTTGTTCTTAGCGTCTGCGATAAGTCAGCTTGATTTGAATCTGGTATTTTGCGCTGCTTGCACCGGGCGCGGAGACGTACTGCGTCAGCGTGGGGACAACTGACAGTACGCGCCCCTCATTCACGCAAGGGAGATTGCGGGAAGAGTTTTGGTTGATAATCCAGTCAATTACGTCCTGATAGAAGCCATAATTGGCAATGTTCTGTGCTTCTGCTGCTCCGAACGCTTCTTTCGACGCAAAGATGAAATTCAAGGTCTGAATATCGTTCGGAACGTGCTCACCCAGCACATTTTCATGGTAATTCACGGTAGACGGAACCGCATACAGCGCGTACTCCGTCGCTTCTTCGGCCAGATAGTCAACCCTGAAATGGTTAGCCTTTGACAGTGCCGGACATTGGCGAAACCACTTGCGGAGGTGTTCTACGTTATTTACCGTTGGCAACGTTTCTCGCCTCCTCCAAAATGTCCTGCATGTGGTCGGCTTTCATGCGCTCAAACCAGAACGCACCCGCCAGCGGATTAGAGTCCGTTCGGAAGGTCAACGCCCTGCCGGTCAGGTGCTTCTCCTGTCCGGGCGGTGAAAAGAACCGTGTAGGCGTTCCCGTATCATCCTCAAACACGGGGATGTTTGGTCCCATGACCTCCCCATAATACAGGTATCTGGCATACGGCGTTGCGTATATGACCTGCCCTCCGCCCGGAGGAGAAGCCGCAAACGGACTTCGCGCCAGCGTGCCTGTTTCCCACGGGCAGTACGGCATACAGTAGGAAATGACCGCATTGTCGATAGCGGTCTGCACCCGCCCACCCGTTTCAAGGTTTTTGGCGCGCAGAAGGTCACCGTCACCGTTCCACTGAAAAGCAGCTTTGATGGTTACGCTCAAGTCCCCACCACCTTCCAGTGCGGCGCGTTCGGCGCTCGCCGGTTGTCCGTGACCGCGAGAATCGTTACACCGTGCAGGGCTTTGATTTGTGCGGGTAGCGTCAGCGCGTCTGTGTACGCTCCCTTTACCATCAGGTCGCCCTCATTCAGGGTATACAGCCCCGCCACGTCCGCAGAATTGCGCCAGTACACCGGGTCAACGTAGGTCTTACCCCCGGCATCAGCTTTCAGTGGTATGCGGATAGTGTACTGGCTTGCGGCTTTCAGGCCATTCGCATCCACCGTAGATTTTTCGCCGCCGTACCATGACACGCCGTGAATCATGGTCGGGACGTACACCGTCGCATCAAGGGCTTGATCGAGCTTTGCGTTGAAAACGGTAATCGTATCATTGCACAGCTTCATCCTCTCACCCCGCGATACAAAAGCGGTACGCCGTCGTCATCCCGTTCGCCGTACAGATACTCGCCTATCAGCTTGTTCATTTGCCGACGTGCTTCATCAGTGTTCAGAGCATTGCCATAGGATTCTGAATAGCCGTCCGTGTTAAAAGAGGTGACGGCGGGATTGGTGGCTTGCGCTTCCACGCCCACGGCTTCCTCCAGAGCAATCAGCGCAAACGCACAGAGCTTGACCGCATCTGGTACAGTCTGCATGTTCTGTACGCGAGAGTCAGTCAAGTAATCTATGCGTTTGCGGCTTTTCAGCTCCATCGGAGGATAGGCGGCGGGCGCAAGTGCGCCACCGTATGCCTTGTACTCGTCATACGTCAGGTATTGCGCGTGCGCCATTCAGACCGCCCTCCTTTCATCCCTGCGGCGATTAGCCGAGGGAGATAATGCGGGCAATGGGAATGGTCTTGGGGTCGATGTACGTCTTGGTAGTACCCGCAGAGGATACCAGCTCCCAGTTCGCGCCCTTCGCCAGTTCCGCGTCAGTGGGGGAAGCAGAAGCCATAGAGGCCTTGGTGAAGGAAATACCGTAGGGCGCCCAGCACTTGCGCTGACGGCTGTACAGCAAATCCTGACCACCCTTGACAGCAGGGTTGCGGTCCATTTCGTAAGGGGTCTTAGCGCCGCAGTCGGTGTACTCGATAGCACCATCACCCAGCACATAGGAAATGTAGTGGGTGGCCTCGACCACATAGGCATCCGCCGCAACGTTGGCGGGGTAGAAATCGCCCTTCTTCACGTCCGCGAGGTTAATCTGGCCAGTGGTCGCACCGGAAGCAACCACCTTGACCGCACCCGCAGTAGCAGCGGTGGCGGCATCATAGCCGTGCTCAACGGGCATGGAGTCATCCACCAGCACCAGACGACCGTTCAGCGTCGCAAGGCCGATGTCGCGCTGCATACCGTCCGCATCGTTGTACTTGAGGTAGGTCAGCAGTTTCAGGTTCTCCAGATTGGTAGCCACGACGCTGTGCATCAGCACCAGCGTAAACTTGCCCTTCTGGTCGCCGGAGGCCCGCTGGATGGCGGTGTTCATGGTCGTAGCATCCATGATGCCGGTCTTGCCGTCCACGTTCAGCAGGGCGGTCACGTCGTGCGTATGGGTCGTCACGAACTTCTTGCCCTGCGTGTCGGTCATGCTGAATACGCCCTTGAGGATAGCAATGAGGGTATCCTGATCGATTTCGTTCCAATAGTCATTGACTTGTTCAGCGACGTTCTCCATGAAGTCCTCACCGCCCGTGATGTCGTAGCTGAAATCCAGCTCCGCCCACGCATTGGCACGACCGACGACCACACGGGACTGCATGAAGGTCTCCGTGCTGGAGGGGGTGATGTCGGTGTTGCCGTCGTAGTTCATGGGGACAGAGCCGGAAATCAGGCCCTTGAGAGGCGTGCTGATGTAGTTGCCGCCCACCTCGTCGCGCATGGAGGACGCCAGCTCAGGGCGACTGCGGATAGCGCGGGACTTGAGCAGTTCCGTCTTGCGGGGGTTGGGGATGCGGTCGATGTATTTCTGGAATACTTCACCGTTGAAGAACTTAGCGTTAAACTTGCCAGCCATGATTCATCTTCCTTTCTTCGTTCGGGTTTGCGCCGGTCACTCATCAAAGGCAATCGGCGCGTCGGGGTTTTCATTGTGTCGCATCATAAGCTCCGAAAGGGAATACTTCTTGCCGGGAGCGGGCTTGCCGCCGCTGGGCAGTACCACAGTCGGCTTTCCCTTCGGTGCTCCTTCCGGCTCTTTCTCCGCCGCAAACGCGCCGGGGTCATCCGCCTTATACTTGGTTACGAAATCCTCGTAGCCCAGCAGACTTTCACCGTCTACCTTGAAGTCCTTGCCGATAGCCTCCTGCAAGAATGCCTTTTTCGCCGAAGCAGACGAAAACTGCAAGCTGTTTGCGCGTTCGCGCACCATGTACTCGTAGGCTTGGCGCGTCAGCTTGTTTTCGTAGTCAGTCTTATCGGTGTTGTACTTGGTCTGGAGGTCGGCGAGGGACTGCTGAACGGCGCCGAGCTTGCCCGCGTCAGCCTGCGCCGCCGTAAGCTGTTCACGAAGGGAGGTCAGGTCGCCGTCGCGGGAGGTGATTTGCCCCTGCAATTCCGTTACCTGCCCCTTGAGGCCGTTCACCGTGTCGTCGTACTTGCTTTTGGAGACGTACCCGCCATCTGCAAGATTGACGATGTTCATTTTCTGTTCCCTGACAGCAGCTTCAAACTGCTCGAAGGTCAAGGGACCATTGGAGAAAAGAGCCTTGAGAAATTCCATGTGTTACCTCCTGCCGCCGTAGATTTGGCTTATATATCCGCGGCCACTCCGCGGGCGCGGCGCCCATGCAGTTATGTCCCGGCATGGTAGGGTGATATATTAAAAGCCCACCGAAACCCGGTGAGCTTTCAATAGCTTTGAAATTAGAGTTTAACCATTTTGAAGCCCTCTACGCTCATGCGCTGCTTGCGCATGGGCAGACCGGACAGCTTCGCAACCTGTTCATACTTTGCGGCGACTGCGTTGATGCGCATTTGGCACTCGCGCCGCAGGGTATCGTCCCCGGCAATGCGGGCGGCGTTCGCCGTGTCCTTATATCGCCGCACCCGCGTTTCCATCTTGCGCATGAGCTGCTGTGCCTGATAGGTGGTGTAATGCTTGCCGTCGATGTCGCACCCCGCGTTGTTCTTCTCCGCCCATTCGCGGAGCTGTGCGGGGTCGTAGCGGGGTTTGGCATACCGGGAATCAAACGGCAGGGCAAAATGCCCGCAGTTCCACTCAGCGATAGGACGCTTAAAGCCCGCATAAACGTTGCCGTCGATGTCGGTGCAGGAAAGTCCGGCTTGCATCTTATCAAACTCAGCTTTGGGGAAAATGCGTCCCTGAACGGGTTCATGGTCGGGGGCGCTGTGCATGTGCGCGGATATTTCCACCTCGCGGTATTCCAGCGCCTCGCCGATGGCATTTGCACCGTGCTGAGTGATCTGCTTTACGCCGTCAACCACGTTCTGCCGCACGGCGGTATCCAGCCGCCTGTGATAGCCGCTTGCGTACTGCACCTGCAAGCCGTTATACCCGATTTCCCTCACAATCTCCCGTGTAGCTGTTTGGTAATCCATCAGCCCCGTGCTTACCGCCAGTATGCCCCGGTCAACCGCCCTGCGGTACGGCGCTGCAATCGCCGTCGTGTTGGACAGGTTTTGCGCCGTCTGCGCCGTCTGCCGGGACACATTCTGCGCGAACTGCACAAGCCGCTGGCGCACGGCGGCGGAGGGCTGTGCGCCCGCCGCGAATGCCTGCGTGAAGCGCGGGTCGGTGTACGTCTCCTGCATAGCCGCATTATACACCGCCTGAATGTCCTGCGCATTCAGACGGGTGACGGTCATCAGCCGTTCGGTAATCTCCCGCACATCGGAGGTCACATCAGCCATGATGACGAGTCGGTTGATGTTGGCTTGACTCAGCCTGCCAATCTTCTTGATTTGCTCGGCAATTTTGCGAATGTAGAAGCTGTTCACCTCATCGAAACGCGATTGCAGGTGTCCGAGCACCCTTTCCAGCGCTTCATTCGATAGCATGGGATTTCACCCCTTATTCGCCGTCATCGGGCGCAGAAGCCCCCGTAGCGCCGTNTGCGGTCTGTGCGGTCTGTGCGGTCAACAGCGCGTCCATAGACTGCGATAGCTGTTCCTGCTGCACCTTTTGAATAGCGAGCTCGGCTTGCGCTTCGGTTTCGCCAAAGTACCACATGCGGAACTCCGTCTTGCTCATAAGCCCCTGCGACATAAGCTCCAGCCGTTCGCCGAGCTGCTGGGATGCGTCGGTGATGATGCTGTCATCCCATTCAAAGGACAGGTCGTAGTCGCCAGCCGGGGCGAGGTCGTACATGGTGGCGTACTTGTCCATTGCCCGCACTACATCCCGCAGACAATGCTCAAGTGCGCGTTGGTTATCGGCAATGGTGGCGTATGTGCGCTGCTTGACGATGCGCAGTTCCGTAGCCGTCCGCGCTTCCTGATTCGCGTCGGACAGCGTACCGCGAGCAAGACCGCAGGAATCCTCAACGCGCATGAAAAGCTGATTCAGACCGTTAAACAGCGCGGAGTCGCGGATGGCAGGGGAGAACACCTGATAATGGTCGTCGCCGAGGTCAACGCCGCGGAACAGGCGCTCATTCAGTTGGGGCATTTCCTGCCGTCCGCGTCCGTTTATCTGCGGGCGCAGCACGGTAGGATCCACGTCGATAGCCAGCTCACTGCCCTCATACTCCCACAGAATGCGGGAATACTGCATATCCGCCTCCCGGATGATGTTGACGGCTTTGTTGAACACCGCCACGCCCATAGGCGCGTCAATATCAACGTTGTTCGCGTTGGCGGTTTTGAACCAGCCGAACATTTGCCCTTCCGTGTCCGTCAGCAGGGCTTCCGGCTCCGCCTCCGCCCATTGCGGCACGTCGGTCAGCGGGATTTCAACACCGATGGACTCCCGGTTATTGGAGCGGAAAGCCCTTTGCGTGATGGAAATGCCCTTGTCCGTTACCGTGTGCCGTTCGAGGCGGGTGTACGTCGTTTTGCCGTCCTGATAGGAATCGCGGAAAATCACATCTTTCAGGTTGCCGTCATCGTCAAAGGCGATAGGGTAGAGACTCCATGCCGTGGCACAGTCGAAATAGATATGCCCGTCCTTGGGATAGGGCTTGATGGTCATACCGCCCGCCGCGCACGCCTGCTCCAGCTTGGGGCGGAGGGACTGCATCAGCTTCCCGAACTCCGCTTTCAGGTACTCGGCGCGGGAGCTGTCCTGTGCGTTGCCGTTCTCGTCCGCCTTGCCGCTGATGTTCCACTTAACCTCCAAAAGCACCTGACGGGCTACCTCAGAGCAAATCAGCGAGGGGAGGTTCAGGCTTTTCACCTTGCCGGGAGACAGCCACGGGGGCGAATCGGTGTACATTTTGTACCACAGGTCGAGGGCGTCAATCATCTCATTGGACAGCGGCGTGTCGATGTGCTCAACCGCCGCCACGTCCTTAAAGGGGAACATCCGGTGTATCACCTGCCTTATAAACTGCCATAATCTCGAAAACAAAGGGTATCACCGCCTTTAATTGGCATAGAAAAACCGCCGCACTGAATCAGTGCAGCGGCTGAATGGGGTTATTCCTGTTCAACCAGCATAGGCTCAACCACAGCTTTGATGTATTCCGCCCGTCCCGCTTTGGGGAAGCGCTCGCCTGTGCGGTACATCCTGATCTGCGCCCGGTTAAGTCCCGTCGCCTTGCCGATGGTCGTGTCGCTGATGCCGTAGTCGTTATACGCTTTCACCAGCAGACGCATGATTTCATAGCGGTCTCGCTGTTCTTCCTGCGTCTGCACGGGGCAGACGGTGGAAAGCCCTGCCTTGCTCAGGTACGCCAGCACATAGGGCAAGCGCTCATTCTTGCAGGAGGCGACGATGGACGCGGCGCGGAGGTAATCGTCGTTCGTAGTCTCCCGTGCCGGAAGCGTTTCTGCCGCCGCTGTCTCCGGCTCCGCCGCCTGTGTAGCCGTTCCGTACCCTCCCGTCCTGCGGATAGCGGGTAACACTTCGGACGTGACCCAGCGTTTGAACCTTTTGGCGGCGGGGAGCTTGCTGGACAGGATGAGACTGTACAGCCCGGACTCGTTGATAAGCATTGTCGGCTGAGAGCGCCCCATGCTGTCGATGATGCCCTGATTTAGGGCATCATCCGCATCGACATGTGACTTAATCGCATTCTGCGGTTTTGCGTACCCTAACGCAGTCGCAACGTCGCGTCCAACAAACCACGGCATGTCCTCAATCATCAGAGAACGGACAGCGCCGAACTCTTCATTGGCGAAGGTCTGCAATCCGTTCATTCGTCCACCGCCTTTCGGATGTTCTCCGTGCATTCGATAACTTCACGGAGGAGGGCATCGGAGATGCGGTCGGCAGGGTTCATGCGGTCACACACGATGGCGAGCGCTTCGTCGATGACGGCGATTTCGCGCAGGATGAGTTCGTACATTGAAATTTCCTCCTATCAGCTAAATATTATTGACTTTTGGCTGACAGGATGGTATGATGTAAATGAATTTCACACCATCCCGTCAGTCGGTGTGGTTGTGGGGATTCATTTGGTAGAAGATGCAACGCTGTGGTAGGTTGGTGCATCTTCTATTTTTTAATTTCGGCGTACAGCTTTTCAATCCCTCGGCGCACAACAGCGACTTTTTTCTCCTTGAAAAACTCAGCGAGTTCTTCAAGTTTTCGGTCTGTTTCTGCGTCAAGCCTAACCATTATCTGCTTAGACTTTGGATTCTCTGCTTTGGGCCGCCCCATTTGTGGGCTCATCGTGCCACCTCCTTTGTGCCACGATGTTATTATACTTTTCGGTAATCAAAAAGTCAAGCCCTTTTTGCAAAAATCCGTAATTAAATTATTTTAGCACAAGTTACCCTTAAAGTAAAATATT